ATGGCAACAATAACCAAGCGGCGCAATCCTTCCGGCGAAACAGTATATCGGGTTCAGGTACGGGTCGGCAAGAAAGGCTATCCTGCTTTCAATGAGAGCAGGACGTTCAGTAAAAAGGCTTTGGCGGTCGAATGGGGGAAGAAACGGGAGGCGGAAATCGAAGCCGGTCCAGAACTGCTTTTCAAGCGCGGCAAGGTCAAGATGATGACGCTGTCCGAAGCTATGCGGAAGTATCTTAACGAAACGCTTGGAGCGGGTCGGTCAAAGAAAATGGGCTTGCGTTTTCTGATGGAGTTCCCGATTGGCGGCATCGGCATCGATAAGCTGAAACGGTCTGATTTCGCGGAACACGTTATGCAGAGGCGGCGCGGAATCCCCGAACTGGACATTGCGCCAATCGCGGCTTCTACGGCATTGCAGGAGCTGCAATATATCCGTTCCGTGCTAAAACACGCCTTTTATGTGTGGGGGCTTGAAATAGGCTGGCAGGAATTGGATTTCGCGGCAAACGGGCTGAAACGCTCGAATATGGTTGCGAAATCTGCAATCAGGGACAGATTGCCGACCACGGAAGAACTGCAAACCCTGACAACTTATTTCCTGCGGCAATGGCAAAGCAGGAAATCTTCCATACCGATGCACCTGATTATGTGGCTGGCGATTTATACGTCAAGGCGGCAGGATGAGATTTGCCGCCTGCTGTTTGACGACTGGCACAAAAATGATTGTACCCGGCCGGTTCGTGATTTAAAAAATCCGAACGGCAGCACAGGGAATAATAAGGAGTTTGATATTCTGCCTATGGCTTTGCCGGTCATTGACGAGCTGCCGGAGGAATCGGTCAGGAAGCGTATGCTTGCCAACAAAGGCATCGCCGACAGCCTTGTACCGTGCAACGGAAAATCGGTTTCCGCCGCTTGGACGAGGGCGTGCAAGGTTCTTGGAATTAAAGACTTGCGCTTCCACGATTTACGGCACGAGGCTGCTACCCGTATGGCTGAAGACGGCTTCACGATTCCGCAAATGCAACGGGTAACGCTGCATGACGGTTGGAACAGCCTGCAGAGGTATGTGAGCGTACGCAAACGCTCGACGCGGCTGGATTTTAAAGAGGCAATGATGCAGGCGCAAAGCGATATAAAATCCGGGAAGTGATGTTAAATTAAAGGGGATGTGCCGCATCCCCTGATTCCTCCGTCTTGCATCAAGACCGGAATTTCCGATATTCCGATTTTGCCTTTTCTTCCTTGTCTGCGATTGCCTTTGCAAGCTCTCGGACGCTGACGAAATATTCCGATTTTCGGCTGTCGGACAATCGGAAAATCGGAAACGGAAGCTCGCACCGTACCCCCGATGCTTTAAACGCGTTAAAGCCGATATGGGCAAAAAAGTCTTTGTGTACTTCCCTCGGCGGGATATACGGGCGGCCGCCGTATGCGATTAAAAGCCCTTGTTCTTTACTGATGTTCATATATACCTCTTTCTGTTAATTCTGCTTTGTCTGAGTTTCCGCTTTTTTACGGCTTGGCGGATGTTCAGCCTGCGTCGGTGCATAAGTCCTCCTGTTCGGGCGGTTATTCAGCCGGCCGCCCCTCCGAAAAGTGGCAGGCTGCACGGGAAGTAGTGTTTTTTTTCCGTATTTCTCTGCCTGTATCAGGTTGCACAGGCGGTCGCAAAAGCCGTCAAATTCGGCATGCGGCCAGCCTTCTATCTCGTTGACCATTTTGCTGAACCTCAATTCCCGGGCAATCCGCTTTGCCGCTGCGTCACGGCATTCGTGTTCCAAGAGGACGGGGTCTTCCTTTTCCTTCGGCGGTGCAGGTTCTTGCACGGTTTGCCACAAGTCCGGTTCGATTTGCCAAGTGTCGGCGGCAAGCAGGGTGTCTGTTTTGCAGTCGTACAGTTCGCGGATGCAGCCGCCGTCGGTTTTGTCTTTGTCGATAACCAGTAAAAGCACTTCGATCGGCGTGTCTTCAAACGCGTTTTGTATGCGGTTGAGTTCTGCCGGCCGGTTGCCGATGATTTCGCGGAATCGCTGCTCGCTTTTGCGGTAGGCGATGCCGGGGAACAGGATGAAGAATCCGAAGCGGCGGGCGTTTTCCAATCCTTTTAAAACGAAGATTTCATCGGCTACGCCCGATTTCTTCCACGGGTATTCCTGTGCGATACGGCTTTTTTCGTCTTCGCTCAAATCCTTTAGCTTGATGGAAAACGGCGGATTCATGACGGTGCAGTCTTGCGGTTCGCCGTCGGTATAAAGGAAAAGGCTTGTGTTGTATACTTTGGCGGCAGGGTAGTTTTGCAACAAGGCTTTGCACGCTTCCGCCTGTATCTCTACGGCGCGGAAATCGGACGGTTCGATGTACTGCTCCAGCTGCCCGCTTCCTGCCGCGCCGTCAAATACGCCCGGGTGTTCGCCGCAGTATCGGCGGACTTTGGCGGCAACCAGCCGCCTCAAGCTGCCGCCCGTGATGTATTCGGCGTAGCCGCCGGCTTTTTTACGGTTGTTGTGTCCTTGAAACGTCATGGGTTTTCGTCCGTTCTTTGGCTTGTCCGGGTGTGGCGGAGCGTTTGCGGATGCGGCTGACGCGCTGCGGTTTGCCGTCTTCGCCGCGCTGAAAAACGCTTGTTCCGCCGCGCCGGCAGCCGTGCCGCTTATGCCTGATGCCGTGTTTGAAGCCTTTTGTGCCGGAATCGTGATACACGCAGGTCCGGATGTGCGTCCTCATGCCGCCGCTTCCCTGTGCATGAGGCTGATCAGGTTTGCCGTCCGTTTGAAATGTTCGGTCCAGTTGAAGCAGCTGAAGCCGGCGCCGTTGTCGCAATGCCGGATGACGTCTTCCGAGTCTTTTACGGCCCGGACCAACGCGCCGCCTTTGTCCGCAACAAGCATTTTCATCATCGGCCGGCGCACGTCGCTTATCCGTCGGGGGCGCACGGGATTCAGCGGCTTGCCGTACATCGCCGAAAGCTCCTTGTCCGCCTGAATGCCCACATCGTAAAGCAGGTTCGCGGCGTGTAGGATCCGGCCTGTAAATTCCGCGTACGGCATTTTCAGGCGGCGGGCTTCCGCGCGCGAATCCGCGCCGTTGACGACTTTGCCGACCGCCGAAATCAAACCGCCGTCAAGCTCTAAAAACGCCATGGCTTTCTTGGCAACCCGCACGGCCAATGAGTATGCCGATACTTCGGCTATCAGCCGTGCAGGCGCGTCTTTCAGAAATTCTTCGTACGCGGCGAAGAGATTTGACAGCGGACGCAGCACGAGTTGGCGCTGATTCGGGCTAAGGTCGTCGAAATCCTTAGTCCATTGCGCGACCGCCTGCGATGCTTCGCGGCAGGCAAACAGTACGCTTTCCCCGTTCGCGGGGTCGTCCGTGTTGCAGTACAGGCCCAAGCGTTGCACCTGTTTGACGATATGTTCGGCGAAGTTGATTAATTCCTGATTGCAGGCATAGCGCATATCCTGCAGGGACAGCCGCATCATGATGCCGCACGTCAGGGCTTCGTCTTCCGATACCTTTGCGCCCGACAACATCCGGGCGATGTTTTCTTTTTGCGCTTTTGACCGGGCGGACAGCCGGTTCCGGTCAACGTTTTTTACTGTTCCCGCGCGTTTGACGGCGCGTTCCTGCCGCGTTGATTCCTTCGCCGCGCGTTTGGCGGCAAGCATCTGTTTTGCCGTCGGTTTTGTTGCTACTGTTTGCATTTTGTTTTCTCGATTTTTTGATGCCGTTCTCTCAATGCCCAATCATAAAGCTGTATCTCTCACGGGGTCGCCGAATTTAAATTGATAGTTCATGTCTTGTTCCATTAATATCAAACGCAATCTTCAAACACCTCAATTACATTTTTTAAATCGCTAATACCATAATTTATTACATCCTTTAGAAATTCCAAAGAGGTATCCGCTTCGTCTGCTTTATCCCTAATTTCGTCTATATAACCCTCTAACGATTCAGGCTCTTTTAATGCTTCTTTGCATAAGTTATCTATTACCCTTAATGCGTTTTTTACATCTTCCAAATAGCTCATTTTTTGCTCCTTAACTCAAAATGGGATGCTGTCGTCAACATCTTCTACGGTTTATCTAATCTGCAAATTCTTCCGCCCTTCAATCTTCGCGCCTGCTACTTGCCGACCGCTTTCAATCGCTTTTCTGATGGCGGTTTTGTCCGGTTCGGTTTTGACGGCCTCACGCATAAATTCGGCGGGGATTTGTGCTTCGTCTAAGATCACGACGGCTTCGGATTTGCGGAACGAGGCTTTAAAAGTGCCGTCGTCCGCTTTGATTTCGGTAATGCCCGCCGCCTGCATATTGCGCGCCAAGTAGTCTTTCAGGCTTTGATTCCGCGCTTTTGCCGCCTTGAGCTTCCCGGTCATCCGCCCGATATGCTCTTCAAGCATTTTTTCCGTGATTTCTTGGTTTTTAATATAAGCGATAACGGATTGCGCTTTGACCTCGAACTGCCCGATAACGGCTTCCAGCGTGTCTTCGCGCTCGGTTTCGCTGTCGAAGTAGTAATCAAGCGCCGCCTGTACGTCTGCCGCGCACCGGTAGAGTGTGAGGGCGGTCATTGTGCCCCTCCCTCATATTCGGCAACCGCTTCGCCAAGCGCGGCGTGTATGGCGTATGCCTGTTCGATGTTGATGAATAGGTCGTCGCTGCCGATGGTGATGTTGATGTATCCCTGTTCTGGATTGGCGGCGGCGCCAATGGTTTTCCCGTCCCATTGGGTCAGGTCGATGTTTGCCATTTTTTTGTTTCCTTTCTCTGTTGCCGTCCGAAGCAGTTGTAAACTAAAAATCGACTACTGCTTCAGAGTGCGGGGCCCGCCCGCAGGGCGCGGCGTTTGTTTGCGGTTTTCCGTCCGGTTTTACGCCCTGACGGCGGGCTTAATTAAAAGGGATGTCGTCCTCGATGTCTTCGGCAGGCGCGGCATTGCCTTGGGGGTGTTCCGTCCGCCCTTCCGCCGCTTGGGCCTGTTTCTGCGGCGGCGCCGGCGGTTGGCGGCCGTTTACGGCTTCGGCATATTCCGGGCTTTTGGCAATCTGCTCCCTCAGTTTCTCGTTCAGGAGGCCGTAATTCGCCCAATCGGGGTCTGACAGGTCGAAGGCAAAAACGGCGTTGTCCGGCTGTTTCGGGGTGTAGCTCTTCATCTTGTTGCTGATGGCGGAAATGTTGGCATAGGTGGTTTTGCCGTCGCTGCTTTCTTGGTGGGCGATACTCAACAGGCAGGGCTTGCCCAAAATATTGCGCAAATCGAAGTTGTCGCGTTCTTCCGGTGTAAAGTCCCTTCCGCGCCAGCTTTTGAGGTCTGTTGCCAGTTGGCTTTTGCTGTGCAGGCTGGCGGTGTACCGGCGGCTGATGAGGTAGGGCCTGCCGTCCGGCATCAGCATTTCCGGATCGCCTTCCGGGTCGATTTCCCACTGCACTAAAATCTTGTGCTGCCGCTTTTGTTCGTTTTGGTACTCGACGAGCTGCGTACCCAAATCGATGATGCGGATGCAGGTGGCGTGATGGCTGCCTGCCGGGCATGGTTTGAAATTGCTTTCGTCTTTCACACTTAAAATCAATGACATTTTCGGTCTCCTGTTAAAGGTCGTTTCGTCTATCGGTCTCGCGCTGTTTTATGCCTTGCGCGGCGGCGTTACCTGATAATGCTTTTAATGTGGCCTTCTGCCTGTTTTTCGGTCATCCGCCGTGTTTCGGCGGTTTCCGGGCTTTGCCGGTATTTGATTTCTTCGGGGCTTGGTCCGTACGGCTCTGTTTCTCCGCCGCCGGTGTAAGCGGTTTCGGGATGGAAGCTCATTCTTTACCCCCCGGCACTTCCGCATCGCCGTGCACCCGCCGGCAACCGGCTTCTTCTTCATCGGCATTCAGGTGCCGCTCTTCCAGCCAGATCTCGGCGCTCAATTCCGCAACTTCCGCCTGCTTTTGAGCCAACGCCATACGCATTGCCGCAATACCGGCGGGTTTTCCCTTTGCCGTACGGCTTCCGCCTCCCTTGGCGAATCCGAAGGCATAGCCCGCCGCCAATACCGCCGCCAATACCGCGAACTTAAACGCAATATTCCTTGTCTTCATTTCTATTTCCTTAATTTAAAAGGTTTTAATTGCGCACCGCGTCCGCTAAGGATGGTACGGACCGTGCGCCGTCGGGGTTATTTGCGGCTAAAATCTACAAAAACCGCCGCCGCGCCCACTCCCCGGCTGACGGCGCGGCATTCCTATGCCCGCTATGAATTTGCCAGCCTGCCGATGTTCTCCGCCAGCGCGAACCATTCCCGCTCGTCTATGGCGTAGTTCATCGCGGCTTCGGTATCTTTACCGACACGGGAAGCATCTTCCGTAAGGTACGTTTCCCAATCTTCTTGGGCGTAAGGTTCGCCGTCCGCATCGCGGACAAACTCCCGCGCCGATTTTTTGGCAATCTCAATCAACCCGGATTCGTGCAGGATTCGGTTTTCCGCCTCCCAACCGTCCAAAGCCTGCCGCATATCCTCCCGCGCGTAATATCTTTCCATCCCCCAATCGGGGCTGCCGTAAGCCGCCGTGCCGTAATATTTCACCGCCTTCGTCCTTTCCGTTTGAGAAAACCGCCCGCAGCATTCACTGTTTCGCCGTGCCGTTGCCCCGCTTTGAAGTTCGATACTTCATCGCTTTGTGCTATCCCCGGCTTGGCAGATATAGCTTCGGGCGGTTTTAAGGTTTAGCCGTTGCCATAGCCGCTACCGTTGCCGCTACCGTTGCCGTTGCCGTCGCCGTCGCCGTTGCCGCTACCGTTGCCGCTACCGTTGCCGTTGCCGTCGCCGTCGCCGTTGCCGCTGCCGTCGCCGTCGCCCTTGCCGTTGCCGTAGCCGCTGCCGCTGCCGCCGCCGCCGACGCCGCCGTAGCCGTTGCCGTAGCCGTTGCCGTAGCCGTTGCCATAGCCGCTACCGTTGCCGCTACCGTTGCCGTTGCCGTAGCCGTGCTTCAATGGTTGATCTAGATAACTCATGACTGGGCGACCTCCAGCGCGGTGCGGATTGATTCAGCCGCGCCGCCTGTTACTGGGATAATCTCAATCGCCTCGAGCCATACGGAATCAAGCTCGCCGCAAATTTGGCTGCCGTCTTGCCTGATGCCGTGTCGTGCGACACCTGACAGGCTGATTGATTCCTTTGCCCACCAGCTGTACATTCGGCGCGCTTTTGTCAGAATCACTTCATTGCCTGCTTTTTGTTTCAACACACCAAACCAAACGCCTGCCGAATAAGTGCGGATGATGACTTCCTTGCCGATGGCAAAGTCGTTGATACCTTTTTGCTCGGCAACTGTTACCGGCGGTTGCGGCTCATGTTGCGGTTCGTCAAATTCGGTTGAAATGTCGGCGCGTTTTACACCCATTGCCGCTTCGAAATCGGCAGCAATGCCTGCAAAGACTTTTATAAGGTCTGACAAACTTTTCACTTCAAATTTATTTGCTTCCATTTTTGTTTCCTTTCGGGGTGGGGTTGGTTTCTTTACAAAACAATCATTACCTTCTCTTTTAAGCCGTCTTTTTTCACTGTAAAAGTGAAGGCGGTGTGATTGATGCTTTCGCTTTTTCTAGTGGTCCATGTCGCTGCTGCGTCGCGGCAGATTTCACCAACTTTCAATAAAAGGCTTTGCCCGTCCTTTGCCCTCGCGCCAAACCGATTTATTCTGCTGATTAATTCGTTCATCTCGTTTCCTTCAAGTTGTTGTTTGTTTCGATGGGTGTAGTTTAGTAAACACTTAACATCTAGTCAAGTAAAATGTTTAGTGATTATTTAATAAATACTGAACATTTTGATTATTAAAAGAATTTATTTTTGAGATTTCGCAGGCGCAAAAAAACCGCCTATTAAGGCGGTTGTTTAGGAAAGAATGCCCTCTGCGCGTGTAGGGTATTTCGATACTTGCGTTTATTATATCATATGATATAATAAACTCATAGATTAGGAAATGAAGAAACCCCGTATCAGCCGATACGGGGCAACCTGAAAGAGAAAGGAGGCAATGTGATTAAGAAAATCCTAATCTGTGTGATTTTGTATTTCCTTGCAAGCTCCCCAGCGTGGTAGGGAAATACAAAACAAGTGATTAACGATTAACCATTTGCAGGGCAGTTAAGGAGGCTGCCCTTCCTCTTATCTTTCCCATACTCTACTATAAGGATTTAAAAATGGCAAATTCCAACAGCGGGCATTCTAAAAAATTGCGCGCGGCAACGGCGGCGGCGGCGACAAAGGCAAAACTGGCAAGCGGCGAATACCGGCAGTTTTCAGTGCAGGGGCGTGCCGAAGACGTGGAGCTTATCCTTGCCGCCGTGGAAAAAGCCGGGGGCAGCCGCGTACAGGCTTTGGCAAAGATTTGCAGGCGGTATCTCGAGGGGCTGTCTTAAGGGGGGTAAGACAAGGTTATTTGGGAATATCGGGCAGGATAAAAGGCGGGTGTCTGTCAAAACCGATGATTTTGATAAAGCCGTCGCAAAGGGTATAGTGAAGGATATAGGCGGATGTCAAATCGCCATACCTGCCGCCGTTGTATTTGGGAATGCCGATGTGATAGTGCCAAAGGTTGTGCCGTTGGGCAAATCGGACTTTTTCCAGCCATTGAGGATCGTCTGCCGGTACGTTGTCGCTGGATTTGTTCCTGCCGGGTAACCCTGATAAGCCGTTCTGTTGGACGTGTGCGATAAATTCCGCAATTTTTCTGCGGTCTTCTTTGGGGTAGTTTTTCAACGCTCTTTTGAAGTCTTCGCCAAGCAGCACCTGCATTTACTGCTCCAACCATTTTTCCAAGTCGTCGGCGCCGTTGAAATGCGGGACGCTGACAAAGCTGTCTTCAACGGCTGTTTTGAGTTTTTCAAGATTGAAATTGTAATCCGTCTGCGGCAGCGCATGGCGGAAATATTCCCCCATCAGCGCAATCCCTATGACTTCGCCCTGCCGGGTCTGTATCCACGGCGCTTCCTGATGGGTTTTATTGCGTAATGCCCAAGCGGTGTAGCAGCCCTGCTCTTTACGGACACGGTTGAGGACAACCAACTCTTCGTCCGCATATTTGTCCGGTTCGATATGGGCCGCAGGCAATGGGCTGCCGCCGTATTTTTTGTAGGTGCGGTAAATGCAGGGGACTACCGGACCGTGCTGCCAGTGTTCGATATTTTCGGCAAACAGGGGGCGGTTAAGTATGGCAAGGGCGTAGCCTTGTGCGTAATACAGGAGTTTTTGAAGTTTGAGATTGGAGATTTGCTCCCCGTCCTCTTCTTCAAAAGGGGAAAGGAAGAAATCTGCCACGTCGTACGCGTTCAGCATTTTCTGTTTCCGTTGTTATTTTTCTGTATATTAAGGCCGCCGGCCCATTATTTCAAGAAATAATTTGTGCAAATTATCCGGTATCGGCAGGCTGTCCGCGCCGTCGGCATATCGGGCGGATATATTTGAAAAATACTTGCCCTGCCGTTTCAGACGGCATCAATCCAACACGCTCCACCAAAATACCCTGCCGATAACGGACAGGCTGTCCAAAGGGGCGGTTTCGTCGGGATAGAAGCCGCTGTTGTGGCTGCGTATCAGCACGCTGTTGCCGGGCTGCCGTATCAGGTATTTGACGCGGAACATGCCGTCTTGGGCAAAGGCGTATATTTTGCCGTCGCGTATGGCGGTTTCGCCCGTATCTACGGCGATTGCCGCGTCTTCTGCGATTTTTTCCTCCATGCTGTCGCCGGTCAGGGTGCAGCAGAAGACGTTGTCGGGGTTGATGCCTTTGCGCCTTAACGTTGATTTGCCGAACGGCAGGCGGTAGCCGTTGTAGTCGGGGATTTCATACGCGCCCGCCCCGCCTTTGAAGCAGCTCTCTTTGAGGTAGGGGACGAAAACATAATCATCGTCGGGCAGCGGGTCGTTACTGCTCCACATCATCGGGCGGTGGATGTCTTTGACTTCGTGCGGCAGGTCGGGGTTGATGAGGACGGGCGTTGGTTCGCTCGGAACGGAATCCAAGTACAGACTGCCCATCCCATATTCTTCTTCAAGCCGTCTGCTTACCTTTTCGCCAAAAGATGCTTTACCGCTCATCAATTGAGATAAAAGGCTTTTGTCTTTAACCGGCAACTTTTTATTTTCAAAGAATCTTTTTAAATTATCGATACGGATGGCCTTCAGATCTCTATTAGTCATTTTCGCGCTCCATTCAGATTGGGATTCAATTTTATTTAGTTTCTGCTAAACAAACAAATATTAAATTTTCTTGCCTATGCGTTTAATATTTGCTAAACTCATTAAATATTTACGGTGAAACTACAGAATGACTCATTCAGAATTTATTAAAACGCTGTCAGAACAGCGTGGTGCAAAAACGGAATACGCTAAAAAACTTGGCTTATCCCTGTCTTTTCTATGGCAGATAGAAAACGGACGGGCAGTAACGCCAAAGCGTCTTTATAAAGACGTTATGTTGTTGACAAAAAATAAGGTTTCTATTTCTGAATTAATTTCGGAGTTCAGGGTTTGTCCCAAATAAAAAGCCCGTCGGGTCAGATGTTAATTGATATAACCGAATTGAAGCGGAAGTCATCCGCAATTTACCGGAAAGGAAAAAAATGAAGAAGCAGGACAGAAACCGCCTGTCGAAGAAAGACAGACGGCTGATTAAAAAGGCGATGCTGAAAGCCGCCGCCAAAGGCTGCGATGAGGTTTACAGAATCGCGCCGGGTTTGAAAGACGGCTTTGAATTACTTGGAAAGCAGCCCGATTAAATATTCGTCATCGGTATTTGGCTCCGATTCTTCGGGTTTTTGATGAAGTGTTCGGATGAATACCGCCAATTCTCCGGCTTGTCCTTTGGCCGTACTGCCGCTTAAGCGGATAGAACCGCTGCGGATAAGCTCTTTGGCGAGTATGAAGGATAAGTCGGACGGCATTTTTTTACTCCGTCGGCCGTTGTGTGGAAACTCGGTTGTAACGGGGTGACGGCAAATCGGAAAGACGGCTGACCGCCCGGACAGACGGGCGGCCGATAAAGAAAAACCCGCACGGGGCGGGTAATCCCCCCTGAATTGCAGGGAAGCGGTTCAGGTAACGGCGAAAGGCGATTATGAATCAAAAACAAACGCAATGCAAACAAATTGTCGATTACATCCGTAACAAGGGATGCATCACATCCCTTGAGGCTTATCAGAACCTGAAGGTGACGCAGCTTGCGGCACGGATAACCGACTTGGAAGGCAGGGGCTTCGTGTTTGCCAAGCCGCGCATGAAGGCGGGCGGCCGCGGGAAGCCTGTTACGCATTATTCGATTGTCAAAAACGGAGCGGAAGTATGAGTGCGAGGCTGATGGGGATGGCTTTCAAAACGGGTATCCCGAGGGGGCAGCGTTTTGTTTTGGTGAAGTTGTGCGACTGCGCCAACGACGAGGGCTTGTGTTATCCGTCGCAAGAAACGCTGGCGGAAGATACGGGCTTCGCCGAAACCGCCGTACGGCAGCATATCAAGTGGCTGAAGGATAACAATTTCATCAAGTCCGCCCGGCGGCAGAGGGGGCGGGAGAGGAAGTCCGACATCTACCGCATCAACGTCGCCCTGCTTGAAAAATGCTATGCGGAGGCGGCAAAACGGAAGGCGGCGCGGCAGGCAAAAATGTGGGAAGAACCATTGGATTACGAACCGTCGGATTTTGAACCGTCGGATTTTGAACCGTCGGATTTTGAACCTTCGGATTTTGAACCTTCGGATTTTGACGCTAAGAACCATCAGATTTTGAGCGATGAACCATCAGATTTTGCGCTAAGAACCATCAGATTTTGCGCTAAGAACCATCAGATTTTGAGCGGCGAACCGTCAGATTTTGACGGTTCCTTATATGTAGAACCGTCAGTAGAACCGTCAGTAGAACCGTCAGGATCAAATGCGCGCGGCGCGCGCGCCCCTGCCGGACCGCACCCTGCGAAACCGCAAACGGCGCCTCCCGAAACCGCACCGGCGGCGAAGGCGAAAAAAACCGGCAGGCACGAAACCGAGCTTTCGCTGCTTGCCGACTACGGCATCACGGGGCAGGTGGCGGCGGACTTCCTGCAAGTCCGCAAGGCAAAACGGCAGCCGCTGACGGAAACGGCAATGCGCCTGATTGCCGCCGATGCGGAGAAATGCGGGATGACGGCGCTGCAGGCGGCGGAGTACGCCATCGCCAGCGGCTGGGGCAGCTTCCGCGCCGACTGGCTGCAAAACAAAACTTTCGGCAGGTCCGGAAACCGCGGCGGCCCGACGCACAACCAAACCGCCGCCGTGCCGGATGCGGGAAGCTACGGCGATATGCCGACGACGGATTTTTGAGGGGGCTTGGTATGGCTTTGAAGGGCGCGTCTGATTTTTTGAGGGCTTTCTGCAGTGTGCAGACCGAACGGCGGCAATGCGCGGAACACGGCGGATACGCGGCGAAAAGCGTTTTGCGCGGCGTGTGGACGGGCTGCCCGGCCTGCCGGAAGCTGGAGGCGGCGGACGAAATGGCGGCATACGCGGAAACGCTGCGCCGCGAGGCGATGCGCGACGCGCTGGAAAAACGCATCGGGCGTTCGGGCATCGCCCCGCGGTTCAGAAACTGCCGGATTGAAAACTACGCCGTCAGCGATTCGATCCCGGGGATGGCGAGGGCGAAGGCGGCCGCCGCCGAGTATGCGGCAAACTTCGCCGATGTGTTGCAGACGGGGCGGAGCATGATTTTTTCGGGCAGGAGGGGCACGGGCAAAAACCACCTTGCCTGCGGCATCGCCCGCGAAGTCATCGCCGCCGGCAAAAGCGCGCTGGTCATCACGGTGGGCGATATGCTGCGGACGGTCAAGGACAGTTTCGGCGGCGGCGGCGGCGAGGCGGGGGCGGTCGGGGTTTTCGTGAAGCCCGATTTGCTGGTGCTGGACGAGTTCGGCGCGGGCAGTCTGTCGGAAACGGACGGGCGGATTTTGTTTTCCGTCGTCAACGCCCGGTACGAGCGGCTGATGCCGATGCTGGTGCTGACCAACCTGACGGCGGAAGCCTTCCGCGAAAACACCGACGCGCGGATCAGGGACAGGCTGCGGGACGGCGGCGGCAAGCTGATTCCGTTCGACTGGGAGAGCTACCGTGCGTGAAACCTGTTTCTATTGCAACCATGCCGACTTCAAAACCAACACCGGCACGCCGGTGCGCGGTTTTGCGAAATGCGCGAAGGCGCGGAATGCGGAGGAAAAAGCGACGTACTACCCGCGAACCAATCCGTGCGCCGCCGGGGCGTTTCAGACGGCATCGGGGGCGGCAGTCGCAAAAAGGACGGCGGTGCTTGGGGAATATCCCCCCCCGCAATGCGCCGAATTTGAGCGGGAAGGCGGGTAAAACGCTTGGGGAATACCCCAGCCTACCCGAGATTTAAAAAACGCGTTAAAACGCAAATTTGAAAGGAAATACGGAATGACGGTCCGAAACACGCAAACCGAAACCGTCCGGACGGAAGCCGCGCCGCAACAAGGCGGCAATACCAACCCGGGCTATTACAAAAACCGCGCCTTCGAGTGCGTCGGGTTTGCGCAATACCTCAACTTCAACCTCGGCAACGCCTTCAAATACATCTGGCGGCACAAGGAAAAAGGCGGGCGCGAAGACTTGGAAAAAGCCCTGCGGTACTTGGAACGCCAACGCGCCGACGCGCCGAAGTTCAAGAAACTCAAATGCCGCCGCTATGAAAAAATGTACGCCGGTCTGAAAGATTGCGGGTTCGACGGCGGCACGGAGGCCGCGCTGCTTGCCGTCATCTCCGCCGCTTATTACATCCGCGACGGCGAAGACAATTTTGCGTGGGCGGCCGCCTGTGTCGAAGATTTGTTGGAAAAAATGCCGCCTGAAGCGGGGCGGGCCCCGCACCCTGAAAGCCCGATGCCGCCTGAAACGGCGGGCGGAGGCATTTGACCCGCCAACCCGACCGCCGTGATTCCCGCGAAAGCGGGAATCCGGAATCCCGGACTTTCAGATAATCTTTGAATATTGCTGTTGTTCCAAGGTCCGGATTCCCGCCTGCGAGGGAATGACGGAGGCGGCGGGAATCCGACCCCGACCCATAAAACCGACCGAAAGGAAATAAAACAATGGATACCCTGTTAAGCATCATCACCGCGCTGTCGTTTGCCGGGGCGGCGACGTTGGCGGTATGGCTTTTGGTGGAAGCCGCCGACGCGGTTTTGCGCCGCAAGCGCGACGGCAAAGGCGAAGACGACTTCGACGGCTTCGGATATTAAACACATAAAAACAAAAGGAAAAATCAAAATGGCGGAAGAAATGCGCACCTGCAAGGCCTGCGGCGGAACCAAGCCGTTGGAGAAAGGGTTTAATGCCGTCCCGCGCAAGGAAGGGGGGGTCTATTATTACAAATCGTGCAAAACCTGCCGCAACAAGGCAGTCCGGCAAAAGCGCGCGGAAAAACGCGCGGCGGCGGGAGCCGGCGCGATGACGGCGGCAAGGCTGCACGGATACATCCGCGCCGCACACGCCGCCTGCCCGATATTGGGCGCCGGCCTGTGGACGCAACCGGCAGGGGAATGCGCGTGACGCGCCTTATCCTGCCTTACCCCGTATCGGCAAACCGATATTGGCGGATTTGGCGCAACAGGGCGGTCAGGAGCGCGGAGGCGGCGGCGTATAGGGAAACCGTCCGCCGTATCGCGCAAGGGGCGGGCGCGATGCCGTCCGAAGGCGCGGTTGCCGTATATGTGCGGCTGATACCCAAAGCGAACAAAGACGGCGGCGCAAACAAGACGGTGATCGATTTGGACAACGCCCTGAAGGTTGCGCTGGACGCGCTTCAAGGCGTTGCCTATCACAACGACAGGCAGGTGCGGCGCATTGCCGCCGATTACGCCGACGAGCCGGTCGCAGGCGGCGGTTTGGCGGTGGAGGTGGGGGAGTTGGATGAAAAGTAAAACCGAAGCGGAAAAATCACATCTGCAAAAAGTGGCGGATATAGGTTGTATTGTTTGCCGCAATTGCGGGCGGTTCGGCGTTCCTGCCGAGGTCCGCCATATCCGAAACGGTGCAGGCGCGGGCTGCGGTAGAATTTGGAATCATTTGGGATGTTTAGGAGTTTGATTTGATGTCGGGATTGTCGGATATTGACGAGATACTACTTTAATTGACAACAGCATTTTTACAATTCATTTTCAACCCATTGAATTTCAATATTTGAAAATTCACCGGATTTCAGACGCGGCAAAGCAGGCATTTAAAAAATGCCTTTTTTCCTTTCGGGATTTACGCCGATTTGTAACGCGATGGATCGTAATCTCCGCCTTTCTTATGTACGTGATACGCAATAACGGCGAGTTTACGCATCAATGCTGCGATGATGACTTTTTTAGGCTTCTTCTTTTCTTCCAGCCTTTTGATGAAGTCGGGAAATGCCCTTATCCGGTATGCGACCATGGCCGGCATAAACAAGACGGCGCGTAATTTCCTGTTGCCAAACTTGGTCAGTTTGCCTTTTCCCCTTACGCTTGTCCCGGATTCTTTTTGTTGCGGGCTTAAGCCTGCGAACGCTGCAAATTTGTTTGATGTTTCAAATTTCGAAGATGTTAGATGATGAAACAATACGGCTGCGGTCATTCTGCCTATTGCCGGTATGGTTTCAAGACGCTTCACGCCTTCCTTGCAGTTAGGCTTCTCCGTCTGCTCTTTTATCTTCTCCTTTAAAACTTCAAGCTGTTCATTCATGGCTTTGATGATTTGCGCATATGCTTTGGCCGCTTCTTCATCTTTTGCCGCGTGATGACGGTTTTTCATTGCCGCGCATTCGCTTTTGATTTGCGCGTATGCTGCGGTCATCCGTAAAAGCCTGTATTGCTCGTCCGTAGGCTTCTGCCTCTTTACAAGCTCGCTTTCCTGCGCCGACCGGCAATACTGCGCTATCAGCTTTGCATCCTGTTTGTCTGTTTTGGTTCGCTTGAACCTGCTTTCTGCATACTTGCTTATTTTCAGCGGGTTCACTACGTAAACGCTGTAATACTGCGCGAAGTAGTCGGCAACTTCTTCATAATAGTTTCCCGTTGCCTCCATGCAGATATGCAGATTCTGACATCCCAAGCTTTTCAACCGGTCCGAAAACTGATCTAAACCTTTTGAATCGTTGTCAAACTTTGCCGAATGCTCCGTTTTGCCGACCATGGCGGATGCGTCAAATGTCAGCTTGGATATATCCAATCCTACGGCGTTACGCATGGGATTACCCTTATATATTCAGAATCTGTGTTCTTTGATACTACTCAATTTCACAAACAAGAAAACCGCCCGCCTATTCTCGTCATCAAACTTTAAGTTTGTGGTTTGTTCAGGCCGGACGGTTTCGGCAAAGGGTAGCTATTCCTTTGCCGTGTCTGATTTTATTTGGGTTGCAGGTTTTGGTAAAGATTCCTGTTGCGACCCGAATGGCTGTTTTTTTTTGGGCGTATCTCAGTCCGGAATCACTCCGTTAGTGGGTTTGCGGTATTGAAAAACAGTTCATAAAAAAGGAAAAGGGGGGTATTCGTAAAGATTGGGTAACGCACCCAATCTTTACAAAGCTTCCCCCTTTTCCTTTTTTATGAACTGTTTTTCAATACCGCAAACCCACTAACGGAGTGATTCCGGACTGAGATACGCCCAAAAAAAAACAGCCATTCTAGCAGTTAACCCCCTTCGCTCCGCCCAAGCCATCCTGAGGGGTAGTGGCTGAATTTGTGATTTTGGTTTTATCAAACAAAATATTTGACTGAAGTCACATGGCGGTCGTCATATGGGGGTTCCTTCGCACCCAAAAAATCGACCGCGTAACGGTTTACTAAAACTTCATCGTCCTTAAACTTTTGGTGCTTTTTCCGGCAATATTTTCTGAACTCCGTTAAATTTGACGGCAAGAACCCGCAACCGTCTGCACCGTAAATGTAATCAACTTCAAACAAACTGTCTTTCCGGGCAAGCCGACCATCTTTAAGCCAGAACATAGGCTCGAAATAAAAAACTTTCGACGTGTCCGGGAACTTATGGAGACGGAGAACACGTGTGAAATCCCCGTTTTCATCTACAATTTTGATATATCTTGGTTTGTGAATCATGACATCCTCAGATTTAGTATTCAGAATATGATTTTAAAAAGAACTTTCTGCTTTACGACTCCGCCGCCGATTCCTTCAAACGGTTTTCCGCGCTCTTCAGTTGTCGTACATTAAATTTTATTAGGACTTTCCGCCCATTACGAGAACTTGGGGCTTGTCCGCTTTCGCGGACTGTGCCGCCTGTTCCGTCCTTTGCCGTTCGTCCTTGTAAGGATTGAAAGGCAACCCGTTTTTCACATATTCTTTACACATTATCTTTGTTATTTCTTTCAAGGGTGTTCCTTGATTTGAATAGCATGTGCAATCTGATTTTCCGCCGTCTATGCATCCGGCGATTTGCTCAAAGGTTTTTACTTGTCGGACTGTGTTATAAATAGGCTTGCTTTCGGGCTTTTCGGGCAAAGTCGGCACAAAGTCTTCAGGTTTCAGATTGTCGGAATGCTCAAAAGGCGCTGTTTCTGATGATGCCGTCTGCTCCATCATCGTCTGCACAACGCTTTCTTTTTGCGCTTCCTGCTCAATCCGGCTGTCTGTGGCTTTGCTGTAAACTTGAAACATGCCGTAACTTTTCCAGCCTACAAACCCTACAACCGCAATCAACGCCCAAACCGCCCAAGGCACTTTTTTCTTGAACTTTTGGTGCCGGCTTGATGATTTATAGTATTTGAAGGCTTCTTTAGGCGGTTTCCAATTTGCGGCTTCTACGCCGCTTACGCCCGCGGGATTGTCCAACGAGGTTACGCATTTATACCAATAATACTGTTTCATGCCGATTGCCTTGCGTTCAAGGTGTACATGCTTTGAAACAAGGTTGCGGACGAATATATCAAGTTGGCTCGGGTGCCGCGTCATCAAAATGACGGTATGCCCGTGATGGCGGAGTTCTGTCAGTTCCTGAATATAGGGCGGAACGGGACGGCCTGCCGCGCGTACCGGGTAAGTGTAGTGCGCTTCGCCAACAATCAGCACCGCGCCTTCCGGTATGACATCACGAAGCGGGGCGGACATGATTTGCCCTTCCGCCAGTTCGCGGGCATTGAATTTTCGTTTGTCCAATCCGTCGATATGGCAGAAATAAAGCGGCCGGTCTGCCTCCGTGCCGTCTTCCAATTCCATTTTGAACAATCCGTCTTCGTTGTTCAAAATCATAGAGACGACGCGGGGGGTTTTGCCTGCCCCCATGTTTCCCGTAAACAGATAAATCATGTTTCTACCTCATCCCGGAAAGACAAACGTCAGTTTTTTGAATGCGTGCATACCAATGAAGAACGAGAATGCGCCGAACAGGCAGCCCAACCCCTGACCGAATCCCGAAATTAAAAGAAGGTTCAATATGTCGGAAGGCATGGAATTGATCGCATTTGCCGTGTAGCCTTTGAACTTTTCCAGTGCGGCGAGATACCCGGCATAGGTTACGAATGTCAGACCTGTTGCAAGGATGATTCTGACAATCAGCATTTTCAGAAGTATGCCTAAAAGTGGAATCAGGCCGGCAAGTAATGGCATTTATTCCCCCCCAACGAACCGAAAACGACAAAAGCCGACATAATGATAAAGGCGAGCAGTACGGCAAAACGGATTTTTTCGGCAAACACGCACAACGGTTCATAGCTTGCCCGATATTGCCTGCCGAAAACATGAAAGGTTTTCGGCTGCGGACATACGCCGTTAGACGGTAAAAAGTTATGTGAAGACCATGTTTTATCGTCTGTAACCTGCGGTATGCTTATATCGTGAAACATGCGGTCCGAAGGTTTGCCCATCTCCTGACAGGCTAGGATTTCCGGAAAATAATCGCACGAAAGCCCGCCGTCTTCGCCTTGTTTCCTTTCTTTGCGATGCCTGCCGTTTGGGCGGTCCGGAACGGCCGGGGAATCGGGGCTTGTTCCGGGCTGTCCGTCCGTATCGGGATTTGCATCGGGATTCAAATCGGGATCGGGTTCGGGATTGGGGCGCGTGCCGGGGTTCTCATCGGGGTCCGGGTTGTTTGCGGGGTTTTCCGCGGGCGATACTTCGGGCGGCGGCTGTGCGTGAGGTGCTTCCGCGCTTGCGGGCGTGAGGTCGGGACGCGGGATTACTTGTACATCCGCCGTGGTGTTGCCTTGCGCGTCCCTGCCGAATGTTGCGGCAACCTGAACGGGATTCCCGTTCCTGTCCGTGACGGGCCCCATATTCACTTTTGTTCCGGGTGCGACTTCTACTTTTTCGGAATAACCGGGATATCCGGTTGCCTTTATGTATTTGTCGGGATCGGCATCGACTTTCAACGATAAAATCTCTTCCGGCTTTTTGGCATCCATTTCTTCTTTGTATTTCGGATTGCGGCCAAGTTTAAAATAAACTCGATGAATTAAATTATCACCGTTACGTACAAAACAACCGCCGCCGTTCCAAAAAAATTCACAATGACTAAAAGGAAAAAGACGCCACTTTAAAGCAGTATCTTTAGGAATTTCTTCTTTCCGTTTATCCCAAAAAGGACGAGCAATCCTTTCCATTTGACTTTCCATCAGTTGTTGGACTTCGGGGAATCTGCTGCGATCGGGCATAAGGCGCATAATCGAACTGTCAACGCCGTAGCAGCCATAGGTTCTATTAATACGTCTTTCGTCTTCGTACCAAAGGCAATTAGCATATTCGTAGCCTTTTACAAATTTGTCGGTTTCGGGATCGTATCGGCAGCCTCGTGCCTTTATGTCTTCTTTGAAAGTTTGGTATACGTCGTGGGCTAAAAGGGCTGTTCCGACATAGGGAACCGCCCTTGTGCCGAATTTCGCGCCTTGGCGGACAAGTTTGCCGACCCCCGACAATACGCCGGCGCGGGATACGCTGGCGGTTATTTTGGCGTTGATTCGGGCTTTTGCGCCCGTGGGGATGTGTGTTAAATCTACCGTTTTTATTAAATCAGATGAATAAGTTTTACTATTTTTAGGTACAAACTTATGAATTTTCGCACCTTGTCCGGTATCAACCGAAAGAGTTTCAGATATTTTTACTGCATTTGCATTCGCTTCAAACGAATACATCATCAAAATTGCAATTATCGACAATTTGGCAAAATTCAAATTTGTATGTTTTATGACCATCTTTCAAGGATTCTTTAATTACCATTTCCGAATTATCAGGAAATGATATTAACCAAATGTCATGTTTGATTCTTCTATTCCAGAAAAAAGAGAAACAATCAATAACATTTTCAGACTTATTAATCTTCGCAAATTCAACAAATTCAGATTGCGCTATAACCGCCATCGATTGCCCAAAATACTCGCTTGACGGCTGATATTTATAAAGTGCCAACTGCGCCTGAGTGATAAACGGCTTGTTCATGGTTCTGCCTTTCAAAGGTTGTTTTGAAAGCCTGATTTTGACACCATAACTTCATGCGCTCAATCCTTAAACAGAACCGCCCCGATTAATACGGGGACGGCAACGCCGAGATAGAAATAAAAATCCATCATTTCAAAACCTTTTTCAGCAGGGAAACAAAGTAAACGGACGCGAGGACGCCGAATACTATCCGGCCTGTTTCAAGACCGCTTTGCAGGTTGTCTTTCGGACTGCATTCCGCCAATGAAAGCCTTAGCGGCTGACCGTCCGACATCTTCCACATGCTGCCGTTATATTCCGGCCTGATTATCTGTCCGTTTTCTTGGATTCTTGGTACTACCAAGCTGAAATAAAGGTTTTCGGCCCGGTGCTTCTCAAGACATTTATTTCCGACTTGGCAGTACATGCCGCCTTACTTCATCACCCTCTTAACGATGGAAAATACAAAAAGCGCGGCGAAAACGCCCACTACAATCCAACCGGCTTCCATACCGTCCGCTTTTGCGGCTTCCAAAGCGTTTTTTGCCGTTTCGGGCAACGCTGCGTTTGCCTGTGCCGCCAAAGCCAGCGGGGCGGCTGTTACAACAGCCAGTTTTGCGCCGTATTTACGGCAGGTGTTAATAAATTTCATGATATTTTCCTTTACGAAATTTTTAAAAAAATGTGTTTGCGGGCTTTGTGAAGGTTTTAGAGACCGCCTGCCGAGCCTCTTAAACTTAATCTTCTTTTTCGTAGAATCCGAAAATTACAAATTCCCCGCCTATCTCTTCCAATGCCGAGCTAAAAGCGTCTTCATAGCTGTCATATTTACCGGCTGATTTGATGTTCGACGTAAATCCAATATCGCCAAACGAATCGGGATAGATGAATTCGTGATTTTCCAATTCCTGTACGATAAATTTCTGTTGGTATCTGCTCATGATTCAGCCTTTCTTAGGCTTTAGGTGCTGCGCCCTTTACTTGGAAATCCAACAATTTCTGCACTAAGCCTTTTCCTGTTGATTCCATGGCAACGGTTAGATCAACCGCACAGGGGAATTTAAGGTTTTTCAATTTTTCAAAATTATGGCTGTCACCAAACTTCATGCTTTCCGAGGTAAAGCCCACGGCATTGCCGTTTGACGGCATGGGGCTGGCTACCAAGACGGTGCATGAATCGATTTTGTTACCGTCGATTTCGCCTTTGAATTTTTTTGCGCCCAACAAAGTGGCGGTATATGTGGTTACTTGGCTTGTTTCAAACATTTTTCAATTTCCTTCAGTTGTTTAAAAAATCGGATATTTGACGTTCCTCGTACTCAATATCCTTGATGTGTTGCCGTTCCCTGTCTTGAGGAAATGCGTATTCTCTCTCTTCAATCAAATCATCAAACAGTGTTTCAATGTTCAATGCGTTAATGGCTTTCTGTTCTTCGTGGATATACTGGAATTTCTGCGTTTGGTTTTTGCAATCGTATTGCTCAGGCTGTAAACCTTTTGGATAACCTTCAACGCCTTTCACCAGCTCATCAACTATCCTGCTATCGTCCCACCCTATATCGCGGAGGAAATTAACCATCTTGCCGACTTGATTCCTTGCATGAAAAAGCTTAACGTCGAATATCAGATTAACGTTTTTAACTTTTACTTCCATGCGCTTGGCTTCTGTCTTAAAAATCTCCTTGCAAATCGGATATGCGCCGCCTAGATACGACCCCGAATAAAGTAGGACATCCAAGGGTATTTCTATATCCCCCTCAAACCTGACCCAAGGGCTATCAACATCTCCAAACTGTCTGCCTTTCTCGTAAACACGGGTAAATTTTGAATTTTCGCGCTTGCCGATGTAAAAAGTTTTTCCACTGCCGTCTTCATTGCGCCATGCCGTGCCGCGACATTCGCTTTTTGGCCGCATATTGTGTACGTCGTAATGTCCGTTATCGTGGTCTAACATTGCCTGATCGGGTGTGTACTCTCCGTTGAAAAAATCATGGGCGACATCGATACGGGTTATTTTGGGTCGGACGCATTTACTTAAAAATTCATACAATCGGTTTTCCCAACCGGGTAAAGCAGCCATGCAGCCTGTACCGTTCAATTCAACCAACATCGTTTCACATTGGCCGCCGTAATGAACCTTTCCGTATTCGACGTTATCGGGCCCGAATTGATAACAGCTTTGATAGAAAAACTTTCCTTTAAACGGTAATTTTTTGGTAATGCCGAATCCCAAGATTTCTTCAAGCAGCTCGCTATACCGGACAACGAATTCCGTATCTGATACCAATCCCTTTCCGGTTACTTTCGTCATGGAATTTTCATGTATCGTGAAAGTGATTTGGTCTATGAACGCTCCGTCATCCCTGCCACGCCTTAACGGTATTTCTATAAATCTGCCTTTGCCGTCCGATACAAAATGACTGAAATACTCGAATTGAAATTCTTGGTTTTCTGTTTTTTCCGCACCCTTCGGATTTGGGGTTTTATTTTGCTCCCCCCCTATTAGCCTAGGGGGGCAGCCTACGGCGGTTGCCGCAGCCCCGCCGTCCGCTAACGCGTCCGCCATGTCCGCGGACACCGCCAAGGCTTTATCTTCAAAGGCTTTCAC